ACCGAAGCCAATTCCGACATCGAGGCTTACTGGGCTGAATGGTGGGACAAGTGCGACATCTCCTCAAGACACAGCGGGGGGACGCTGATGCAGGTCGCAATCATGTCCATGCTTAGGGACGGCGATTTTCTCTTTGTTCTGGTCAGGGACAAAGACGGCAACCTTAAAATTCAAGGCATCGAGGCGGACAGGGTCGGCGACCCCTTTAGGGCTTACACAAGCCTTGACCTTATCGGGGGAATCCACATTGACCCCAGCACGGGTGCGCCAACGGCGTATGACATCTTTAGCCGGACAATCGGGGACTTCTACAAATTCCAAGTCACCATTTCGGCGAGCCAAGCGTTCCATCTTTTTGACCCGCTACGCATTGACCAATACCGGGGGGTTTCCGCCTTTCACACCGCCATCAACGATGCAACCGACATCCACGAGCTTACATCCTTTGAAAAGATTGCCGCCAAGACCGCAAGCGCACAGAGCGCAATCGTGAAGCGCAACAACAACAACGCCGCTGACCTCTCCACCCTCTCCAATGACGAAAACATCAGCGGCAATGTCATAAAACTTGAAACAATTGAGTCGGGCAAAATCTCCTATTTGGAGCCAGGGGAGGACATTGTTTTTCCGAACGGGCCGAGCCGACCAAGCGGTGCGTTCATGGAATTTCACAAGGTTCTCATGCGGAACATCTGCCTTGGCCTTGGCATCCCATACTCCTTTGCGGTTGATCCCTCGGCCATGTCCGGCCCGACTGCCCGCCTTGAGATGCAACAGGCAGGGCGCACTTTCCGGCGATATCAAAATCTGCTCAACGACAAGGTGCTTCGCCCGATCAAGAACATCGTCTTGGCCGATGCAGTTGCAAGGGGAATTATTGGAAGGGATGCCGGAACGCAAACTACAAGGGGAATTTTTAATTTTGGCGCAAATGTCTCCATTGACCTAGGCAGGGAATCGGCAAGTGCCATCTCAGAGTTCAAGACAGGACTCCGAACCGCCGCCGATATTTATGCGGAGCGAGGATTGGATTTCGAAAGCAGTTTAAGGCAGAGGGCGCAAGAGGCCGCATTTATCAAAAAACTTTCCAACGAATACGACATTCCCGCTGTGGCTATCTCCGACATCGTTGAAAGCCTTGTCTATGCCCAGCAAGCGGCGCAGAGGGCGGGACAATCACAAGAGGGCGCACAAGGGGGAGATGCCCAAGCGGTTGCCGACATCTCCCTGAATGGGGCACAGGTCGCAAGCCTTATCAATGTTATCAATGCAGTGGCCGCTGGTGCGCTAACCAAGGATGGGGCAGTTTCCGTCATCACGGCGGCATTTCCGATAATTACGCCAGAACAGGCAAGAGCCATCATGGGCGGGGTCAAGGAAGGCAACATCATCCCCACAACCAAGGAGGAGAGACAGGCCGCCGCCAAAGACCAAGGAGAACAGGATTCGGGCGGAAACTCCACGCCAACCGAACCAACAACCCCGCAAGCCCCCAGCGACGAGGCTCAAAAAAACAATAAAGAAATTGAAATGCTCATCGCCGGGATGATGGGCGGGATTGAGTTGGGCAAGTATGATGGAATTGACTTCACTCCCCCAGAGGGAGCAAGGGAAGCCGCCAAACGAGCCTTGGATGTGAGGGAAAAGAAACCCGCAAGCCAGAAGGGAATGACTGCGGTTGGGTTGGCAAGGGCAAGGGACTTGATCAAGGGGGTGAAGTTCTCTCCCGATACCGTTCGCAGAATGAAAGCATTCTTTGATCGACATGAAGTTGATAAGAAGGGAAGCACTTGGGATGAGCAGGGAAAGGGCTGGCAAGCTTGGAATGGATGGGGCGGCGATGCTGGTTATGCTTGGGCAAGGAAGGTTGTCGGGCAGATGGAGGCAAGGGACAAGGAAAAGGAACTTGCCCGTCCCGGCCCCAAGTCAGCCGCCTCAACCCCCGCCCCGCCCAAGGAGCGCATCAAAGGCTCCAAACAAAACCCAGAAGGCACGGCGGCGACACGCTCCAAGGCTGGCGACATTGAAGTTTCAGAACAGAACGAGGAGACGCTTAAAAACAAAATTGCCGAGTTCAAGGACAAGCATCCCAACAGGAAAGCCCCTACTCTCGGCACTCTAAAGAAAGTGTTTAGGCGGGGGGCAGGGGCGTTCTCAACAAGCTTCAGGCCGACCATCACGGGGGGCAAGCCCAATAGCCGCAACGCTTGGGCGATGGCTAGGGTGAACAAATTCCTAAAGATGGCTGGCGGTGGAGAGGTCAAAGAATCCTACCGCAAGGCCGATGGCGACCTTCTTTGACATACAGGAAAAATCTATGCCTCTCCCAACGCCCAAGGCCGATGAAGCCGAGGCAGATTTTGTGTCTAGGTTTATGGGCAATCCGCAGGCAATAAACGACTTCCCAGATGAATCCCAGAGGGCGGCGGTTGCCTATCGCACCTATAGGGATGAGGAGGAGATGGATGAGCTTGAACTGGCCGGGGTCTCAATCCTTGAGGTGGGCGAGGCCAAAGGACACGATTTGTTTGTTGATAAGGAAAGCCTTGAGACGGCACTTGAACTGATGCAGGAGGCCAAGAATGGCGTTAAGGTTAAGATGAACCACGGGAGTGGTCTTGATGCCGTTGTTGGATTTGCCCGGAACCCAAGAATTGAAAACGACAAGCTAGTTGCCGACTTGCGGCTTTTGCGTAACTCCCCCCACTTTGGCCTTATCAAAGAGATGGCCTCGGAAGCCCCCGACCAGTTTGGAGTATCGCTGGCCTTTGTGAATGAAAGCGAGGAGATTGACGGCAAGAAGTTCATCCGCCCGCAAAGCATCGCCTCCGCCGACCTTGTTTCAAGCCCTGCGGCGACCAACGGACTTTTTGAGGAAATGCTTGCCTTTGCCATGAAAAACTTTGCTGATAGATGTTGGCCGGGTTACAAGCCCGCCAAGGGGGTCAAGCCTTTCGAACCCGGATCATGCGTCCGTGCCGAGGAAAAAAATAAACCAGTCGGGGACAATCTTCCCGACCTTAATTTGACAAAGGAGAAAAGGGAAATGGAAAACACCGACCTCAAGAAAGACATGGACGAAATCAAGGTTCGTCTCGCCGCCTTGGAAGAGGCGATGAAACCCAAGGATGAAGACGACAACAATGAGGACAAAAAGCTTGGCAAGCATGACAAGGAAGAGTCCAAGGACGAGAAGTCCGGGGAAGTTGTGAACGCCAACAGGCACTATGGCGACAAGAAAAAAGACGAGGAGATGTCCGAAGTCATCAAAAAGGTGCTGACCGAGTTTGGGATCAAGCCCATTGCCGCTTCCCCGGTTGCCGAGGAAGCCCCCGCAAAGAAAGATGAACCCAAGAATTTTGAGGAACTTGTTGCGGCTCACGCCGACTATGAAACCTCCAAGCTCAAGGCCATGAAAGCCGTGATGCTTTCGAACCCCAAGGAATATGCCGAGGCCTTGAGCCGTGGCATCAACAAAATCTAACGAAAGAACAAAAAAATGAGCACAAACATTGACGGAAATTTCCGCTCCTTCACAACCTCCTCGGCCATTTCGGCCTTTCGCCTTGTCCAACCCTCCACCACAACGGCTGGCGGGATTGAAGTGGCCGTGACCGGGGCGACCAAGGCAATCGGGACAACCATTGATGACACCGCCGCCGGGGGAGTCGCAAGCGTAAAGCTCTTTCATCCCACCTTCTTTGCGACCGTGAGCGGCACAGCCGCTCCCGGGGATGTTGTGAAGTTTGATGCGAGTGGTCAAGTGACGACCCTTGCGGCAAATGTTTTGACCGCCGGGATCGCCCTGGAGGCCGCAACCGCAACCTCGGCAGTCATTGAAATTGCCGTGCCGCTGTTCTAGGGAAAAATTTAACCAACAAGGAAAGACAAAAAAATGAGCTACATCTCAGGAGGCACAACGATTCGGGCGGACATCAATCAGGCTTTGATTGAAGCCCCCAACGGCGATGCGGGATTGGTCGGGGCGGACATCTTCCCCCTTCTGCCCGTTCCCGCAAAAAGCGGACAATATCTCAAGGTTCAGTTGGCACAGGCCGACCTTCTTAACAGCGACTCCAAGGTTCGTGACGCTGGCTCGGGCTACGCCAGAGCAATTCGTTCATTTGGGACGGATACCTACGACACGCTCGAGTT